TACCAGCAGATTTAAATCGCTTATTGCTTATGCCATTCGGACGTAATCGATTATCAAATAATCCGGGTATTGCATTATCATCAACTAATATGTCAGCAGCTCCTGATATTTCACCGGACTCTAACGAGCTCCCCACAGCATCCGTGATAGTCACAGGACTGCTAAAAGTGGGTGCTGTAGGAGGACTTACATAAGTCTTTTCAGGGGATGAACCAGAATTACTATTGACAGTCCCTGCAGATATAACTCCAGCGATCTGCGCATTGCAGCTTGCTGCAATAATCAGAAGCCATAATAAAAACTTGTATTTCATAATCAATATACAGCAGCGTTAAAAGCGCTGGTAATTTGGTCGTGTCCGGTATTGTTGGGATGTATGTTATCTGTATCTAGCCCTGTGGCCAACACGTAATAATCATTGGTCTCAACGAAATTTATGTTGTATCCGTAGCCCTTATATTCATTAACAATGCTTCGGTATAACGTTGAACATATATCACTAGCTGCCACTGATCCTAAATTTGGACTTATGGCATATCCTGTTGAATTTAAATACGGTATCTCAGCGACTAAAAAGGCCGCTGAAGTTTCCGGTGGATTCAGGGTACAAAAAAAGTCTATAGGAAAATTGCCATCACCGGTAGATGTCACCACAATTGTATGTGAAGTATTGGTTAAGTTATGAAAAGTGAACCCAACAGGACCTCTTGCATTGTCCCTGGCTCCATCACTTACACCGTCATACCATTCCCCTAAATCTAGGGTCTGTACAACTGATCCGTCTATAGATATTGTTCCTGTTCCATAATTTGAAAGCACGTCATCACTTCCGCTAAACTGAATTCCAAAAGCAGTTCCTGTAAAAGTCCATGTCCAAGTAGCTACAGTGCTTGGCGAATTCGTGGCGCAATTACATGGTAATGTACCGGTAGGGAATGTTCCGCCTACAGTATTGGCAGCATACGCATTTATAGTGCCTGATCTTGTTACACCTGATGATCCTGAAGCGGTGTTTGTTGCGGCCATACCTTTTATAAGTACGGTCTTTAAACATGCTTCCATTTTTTTTAAAGTCCTGGTAGCTGCGCCATTCCGCCTCATGTCATTGAGTCCAGCCGCAAATGTTATCAGCGTTTGAGATCTGGTGAATGTCTGAGGCTGAATCTGTATAGCCGCTTCTAGTACACCACGTCCACCAACCCCCAAATTTGTAAGCGTAAGACCTTTACCAGCAGAAAATTGATTTGTATATCTCTCCCCTGCTACTGATGCGTTCTGACCCGCTGTGATAGAATCACCAAGTGCGTACATGGTATTTCTACCCTGAAGTGACACAAGGCTGGCAACGAAAATAAATACAGCCCCTATTCTATATAAATGAATCATATACCTTCCTTTTTAACTTTAAATAATTCTTCTACAATGTCGTTATCCGCTGTGGCCTCACCGCTTACAACCAAAGCTAAACTAGTGGATAAAGTTTCTGCTGATGTTGAATAATCAGTGTATGCCATAAGTGTACCGGAGCTAGTAGTTAAAGTTATTGTGTTTTTCTGTGAGGTGTTACTGACTCGAACAATTTCTATTTTTAAACTCCAATCTGCGGTTGTGGTTATTGATAAAGCACCACTATCAAATATAGTTGTAGCGCCTAATTTTACTCGCAGTCTTTTGGAGTTAACAGATGTGGCGAATGTGCCTGCACTATACGCAGATATACTTTCTCCGTTTGTTCCGAGTGTTCCTGATGGCACTGTGTAAGTATGCAGAACATCATCGCCAGTGCCAACATTTCCAACCGTTGTGGTTTGAGCATTGAGTACGGTTAATCCGTTTGTTATACCATACCCAGCCATCGTAGTAGGCTTATTTGATATATTATTGAAGCTTACTGAATTACCTGAAATAACGTATGCCGTTGTTGTGCTTGTGAATCTTATAAAAGCGCCCGATACAGTACCTCCTGGTAGAGATGTTGACCCGCTTATGGTGACACCAGATCCAGTAAACGATATTGTCCCAATACCTATGTTTGAAACCGCGCACATGAATCCAGCCGCTTGCGTTCCTATAGTCAATACCGCATCACTAGCTGAATTAAAAGTTATCTCAGTTTGATCATCAGTAGATGCAAGTGTATAGGCACCTGTTTTATCTGACCGTACAGCGTTGGCAACTTTTCTTTTTAAAGGAGTAACTATTCGCGCGTCATCTGTACCTGTATTTGTCTCTGCTTGTGTAGCAAGCTCAGCGGCACCCTGAAATGTTTCTGATGCTGCTGGCAATCCTGTTGCATTTGTAAGTACCACCGCGCTTGGTGTTCCTAAATTTGGAGTAGTGAGTGTAGGAGATGTTCCGAAAACCAAAGCACCACTACCAGTCTCATCTGAGATAACACCAGCAAGCTGTGAGGAAGTTGTTGACGAAAATTGTGATAATGGACTGGCCACCTTACCCAGCAACGCTTCAAAAGTAGCTGATATATCTATAACTGGAGTTGTACCTCCTGTAGAGGTTATTCTATTAGTAGTTCCTGAAACTGATGTTACTGTACCGCCTCCACCACCTCCAGCAGATCCGTTTTCAAGGTCCCATGTGTTTGTACCTGTCTTGTGTAATGTTACTGACAGGCCCTGCCCGGGCGTGTCCATGGCACCTCCTGCGGGCTCCGTTACTGTTACACCAACACCTTCTACTATAGTTACTGTACCGGCTCCTTTTTGACGTACTATCAGGTACGTTCCGATGGGGTAAGCAACCGATGAATTTGGAGGCACTGTAAAGTTCAAAGCTGATGCAGAATTCATCTGAATAACTTTGTTTATATCGGTCAATGCTCCTGTGTAGCTAGTTGTTTGCTCATTATCCGACCATATCAAACTAGTTTTCTCTGCGTCAACTTCAGTCAATGCAGTCTGAACATTACCATTAGAAATCCCCCCAGATGGAGAAAATGATACATTTGTAGCCGGCAGAGAATTACTTGTTGCATCTGGGTCAGATAAATCCAAACCTCCAAAGCCAAGTGTGCCACCCGACAATCTAAGCACTTGCCCATCAGAACCCGCGGCTATATTTGTGATCGGCCCAGATATATTTGTAGGAACACCCATTACACTAGGTCCAAGTTGGTAAGCATCGGCTAATATTTCTAACCTAAACCACCCATTAGTAGTATCGTACGATATACGATAATCCCTCCCTGTTTTTATATCCCCAGATGATAAAGTGACCCAGCTAGAACCATTCCATTTCCGAAGTGGAATGGCCCCCATTGAGTTTATGTTTATCGTGGACGCTCCTGTGTTTGCTACAGAAAAAGACACAAAAGCTATAGCGTTATTATATGATTTTAAAGAACCTATATTAGTTGCGTATGTATTCGTGCCTGATGCCGGAACATAGTAATTCGGCATCGTCTGAGAAAAAGCCAGCACAGAAAATGATACCAGCAGTATAGATATAATTAATTTTTTCATTCTGTTTTTGTTGTTACTTCTGTTTTCTCTAAAGTTGCAGTAGTCTTAGTTTCATGTTCTACGTGTGTAGATCCGGACCGTATAGCCAGTGCCCATTCAAATATCCATCTACCTCCTATAGTATATCCAGCTATACCAACATTAAACCACCACACCCATGAAGGTAACTCAGAATTAAAATACGCTGAATATGATGTTATAGGGCCAGATACATATAGCCATATATATCCCCATTGTTCAGGCATCTCCCAAAACGTATTTTCTCCTCGGGACCCCTCAATCATAAGCTTTCTATACTTTATTAAAATAAAGTAGTAGAATACCATTGTAACAGTCCATAAACCTATACTATTTAGCATAGTTGGATGTGATGTCAGGTATTCAAAATAACTATTAATCATTTTCATCATATTACTTATAATTAAAATCTGCGTATCCAGATGGTGTTGATGTCGCAATAAACCAGGTTCCAGTTGCTACGTAATCAGGATCTCCTATATCTCCGTGATCTGCAGTAGCTATGTAAAGAACATTTGCTGAAGTCGGGAATGCGTCTGCCGGGAAAGCCCATGTTGCTATTGTTAGTGACCCTGTACTTCCTCCTGCGCCACCAATTAACTGAAAATTAGTACCATCGTAAAACAAAATGAACACCTGGCCTGCGGATATATCACCTGCATCTAATTCTGAGGAGCCATTCTTTACTATGTTGATTGCCCCATGTAAGTTTATATTTATAGTCGCTGCACCTGTGTTGGCATTGGTGAACTTAATAAAAAAAACTTGCCCGGATACATATGCTGATGTTGGCGGATTTGTCACGGCTGCGTACGTGTCCGTGCCCGTAGCGGTTACCCCATAACTCAGATATGTGTCTTCAAGTATATTAGGGCTACTCTCTAAGTAGGCGGCTACAAAAGCTCTTAAGTCGGCAGGCGATATAGCTCTGGTGGTATTGTCTAGGAATAGTCCGCTTGCCGACTGATTGAATATTGCGCCTAGATCTGTTCTATTTTGTGCTGCCATTTTTTTATGAGTAAAAGCCTACGCTGAATCCTTCTGTAAATCCCGCAAGTGTGACAGGAGGTTCGCCCGTTTCACCTGTTTTTATATAAACTGCATCTATAGTATACTCCGCTCTTTTTACGTTGTAAACAAAGTTAGTATTAATATGCCTCTTAGTATCAATGTGGTTATAATAAAAATTCAAGTAATGAATTATATTATCACTGTGACCTGTTCCCGATAATTTCTGAGTTTGGTCTTTAAGCTGAGTTGTGTAGTCGTTTATAAGAATATCAAGTAAAAATCTATCCTCATCAACTCCTTTTCTGGCCCAACTTGATGTTGGCGTTCCGTCAAGTAATTTTATCCATCCCCTGTATATTTCTTTTGCATTACTGAATACGGGAACGTCACCAAGTACTACAGTTTTTGAAAGCGTACTTTTAACTATTTTACTAGTTGTTATAGTGTACGATGCGGTTCCAGGAGGATCGACATAGCCTCCAGTTGTAGATAGTTCATTAGGGTAAATGGATATCTGAACATTATCCAGCATTATCTTTTTAAGAACATCCTTAATAACTGAATAAAAAGACGACTGGAGAACCCACTGCCTTGGAGTTGCTGCATTGTACGATAAGGGCCTTATTACATCAGGCTCCGATTCTGGAGCATCTGTAGCATCAACCTTATAGTATAATGCCCTATCCAGGTCTCCAGCAAAATATAGCCTTTGATCGTCATTAGGACGCACGCTATAGTTTATATTTCTTGCCCTCATGTCGTCATAATCACTATAATCAAAAAGTCTGTGGTTATGAAAGTAAAACGATAATTGATATGTTACATTTGGGTTTGATGTACTGAATGGTGGTGCTATATTAAATGGACCTATTTCAATATCACGCCATTCGTTTGAGTCGCCAACATCTATATATAGATCATTTATTTTCTCTTCGTTAGTTGAAGATGAGTACCCGAATACATTGCCTGTCCATTCGACATCAGAGAAATCCCCAGTATCAACATTTCTGGCCCGGAATCTCCATCCTAATCTAGCATATGGGAGATTCCGTATAAACTGCATCTTTACTCTAAACCTTACGATTATTTGAGTAGAGTTAACAATCACAAAAGGTATTTCTTTTGAAGATAATACACTATCATTCTGAGGAGCGGATGAATTTTCGCCCCATGTATTATAAAAAGCACCTGTACCGTCTTCTAATATCTCTAAACCGAATTGCTGATCATCCTGGCCCATTGAAAAATTCCAATCCTTAAAAAAGACATTTCCGTTTCCATCCTCCACCAAGTACTCAGGATCGAAACTTCCTGAGTCTATTAGATTTTGGTCTTTTGCAAGATCGTGGACTATAGATATAGTTCCGTAGTTCCTGTTAAATGACCTCACTTGTGATCTATCAACCCATGCGAATCTATTTACCTGCTCAGGAGATTGAGTTGTATATATTGGATTATCAATAGAGTTTGATATATAAGCACCTAAGTAATCAAATTTTCTGAATGCTAATGTCTGGGTTACACCATACTCTATTCTGGTAATCCACCACTCTCCTTTTGATTGAAATATCTTTGCCCCGAATGGCTCTAAAATAGATTGTAAAACATATTCGCAATCTTTTGTGTCGTTGTAGAATATTCTAACATCTATGAGCGCCTGAGCGAATGGATCATCCGAGTTACCGTTATCCATACCGGCATCATATATATTTACTGAGTTATTTATATTTATTTTAAGATCAGACTTTTTAAGTATCTCAGATATTATAAACAGGACATTCTGATCATCTATATACTTATTGTCGTTTTCGTCCAAAAACTGCTTGCCCGGTAATTCACCAAGGCAATCTATAGCTGTTATTTCAATGGGAAATGGCTCTTTCAAATAAGGCTCTCTGTAGAATTCGGACGCACAATATCCAGTCCAATATATTTCATATATACCTACTGTATTAACATACACGTTTACTCTATGCTTTCTATCATCGGCAGAGAATATCTCCTCGTACTTACCTGGGTAATCACTCATCAGTTGAATGATGCATTCACTAGGTATCACAGCCTTGTAGATATCATTAGGATCGCCATTGTATTGTATTAGTATTGGAGTCTCACCACCACATACCTCTTCTACACTACCTGTATAAGCCCTCTCTAAAATATCTAGCCTTACATCATGTAAATTCTGATCTTTGAACTCAAGTCTCCATCTTACATTATATACCTCAGTTACTTTTATCTCTATAGTGATGGTGTCCTGACATCCGGCTTCATCCTTAGCATATATAGTATAAACACCTGGCAATAAGTTTTCAAAAACTCCTGACGTTTGACCCGCTGTGTCATAGTTAAAATTACCAATGTTATATTTTATAACACCATATGAAGTGGTAGCGGATACCTCTAATGAACCATCGTTATTTACCGGACCTGTTGCATCAGTATTAGAGTATTCGTTTGAAAATGATAAATCGCAAGTTGGTGCTATGTAACAATATGGACTATTAACAACTCCATATTTACCAACGTATGGAAATGACCCAGAGCTATATGTTTGCCATAATGTAGTGCCTTCACAGTATTTATAGAATATACTTCCTGATGGATAAAGCAATTCTACGGTTCCTGTTCCGGTAAGACTAGGTCCGCTGAGTGCTGTTGTTATTAATGATCCTGCGCCAGGCCCGCTGCCTGATGTTCTGAACTCTACAGTAGTATGATCAGTATCAGTATCGTATACACAATGAAATATATCTCCAAGATCATACGTAAGAGGTCCGCCAGTAGATGTATATGTCCCGCTGTACGTTGAAGTTACCCGATATATTGCTACTGTTACTAATGCCATTTTATCCTGTCCGTTGACTTCTTATATTTTGTTGATCTAGGACTAATGCCAAATCTCTACCACTTATTTTAAACTCTCCACCAAGAATAATTTTTGAAGATACGTCTGAGGTATCGAATGACCCGGCATTATTACTGCTGCTTCCTCCGCCTGTAGCCCCTGTAACCAGGTTCTTTTGCTTGTCAAGATGTGCGCTTAACGCTGCGCCAACAGCCACAAGTGCTGCACCGGCAGCTATCATCACATAAGGATTTCCGGATTGCAGCGCAATCTCTCCGACTCCTATAGAAATCATCAAAGACCCTAATTGCTTCGCAAAGTCAGCAACAGCCTTCAGTACGGCATCACCAAAATTAGAAAAGTCATTACTTCCAAAAGCAGAACCTAACGCATCAGCCACACCTGCTATAGAGTTTGCAAGTAAAGGCCCTAACTGGATCATCTCATTAGCCGCTTTCTTAACATCTGCTACCAGCGAATTAATTTGATTCCGTAAGTCTTTATTTATTTCTATCTTTTCGCCAATTTTAACAACAGGGTTTAAGGACTCAAGAAATGGCGTTAAATCATCGGCTTGCTTTTTGAATTCATCCTTAACCTTTTTGTATGCCTCTGCTATACTATCTAATCTAAACGGACTAAAGTCAATATCCCCTAATGAGTTTATTTGCTTTATCCTGTCCTGAAGAACTTCAATTTGTCTTGTGAAATCTGATATTTCAGATTCATCGAAAGACTTACTTATAGCTGTTTGAAGAGATTTTATATCCTTCTCAATAGATGGTATTAATCCGTTTTGGGTCTTACCATATTTTTCGAGTATATCAATTAAAGATTTTGTGGCTGATATTTCCTCATCTATAGATTTAAGTTTATCTATATCTGATGATTTTAAGTTTTTCGAACCCGCAAGAGTAGTGTATTTTTTTGTTAAGTTCTCTAACTCTCTCTTTAACTCAGATATACTTTTTACAGAAGCATCAATAACAACGGGATCTTCTTTTACTTCATCTTTAAACTCAACCGCCTTATCAGTAAGTAATCCATATTTAGCTGTTAGTTCTGCGATTATGCCAGTATACTTTTTAACAGCCTCCTGATCGCCTTCGCGTATTGCTGCTTCTCTGAATTCATTAGCTACTTTTATATACTCTATAGCCTCTTTCTTTGTTAATTCGAGGCTATCAGTTAATGCATTTATAGCTTTTGATAACGTGTATATATTTGGAGTGTACGACACCAGAGTTTTGAGAAAACTAATAACACCGCTTGTCGCTGAAGAGTTGAATGCATTTATAAGATTTGTGGCGGCCTGAGCAACTTCTCGTAGCATATCCCCAAAAGGCCCTCCGGATAAAATCAACGATTCGTAAGCGCTTTTGAGCTTATCAAGATCACCCGCGAGAGTATCGCCTACTATGTCCGCAGTCTCTTGAGCTTCGTTGCCAATATTTATTAACGCATCTGTAAGCGCATCACTTTTTGTTGTGTTTTTTGCAAGAATTAACAACGATGCATAAGCGGTACGCCCTACTTCGTCCATCGCATCAGCGGATGATATACCCTTATCTGCAAGCTTTTGCAGCCTTTCTGCAAATGTTCCTGTTTCCCCCTTAAGATCTGAAAATATCTTTCGTAATGAAGTTCCAGCCATACTTCCACGGATACCGTTATCTGCCAGTATACCAAGTAGTGCGGTTGTTTCTTCAAGTGAAATATTATTAGCAGCAGCAATTGGCGCAACGTACTTTATTGCCTCGCTGTAATTCTCAAGACCTAATGCCGACCGGTTGAATGCCCCCGCCATAACATCAGCGAGCCTACCGGTTTCATCAGAGTCTATATTGAATGATCTCAACGTTGACCCCAGGACATCAGCAGATTTTGATAAATCTTCACCTGTAGCGATCGATAATGCTATCGTTGCCTCCGTGGCATTTATTATTTCATCGGTTGTAAATCCAAGCCTGCCGTATTCTATTTGCAGACCTGCCACCTCAGTAGCTGTGAATTTTGTCGCCTGAGCTAGCTTTATAGCGTCTGTACGAAGCCTATTAAATTCATCAGCAGAGGCCCCTGTAATCGCCTTTACAGTAGCCATCTGCTGTTCAAAATTCTTTACTATATTGATTGCGTTACCAACCGCCCCGGCTATTGCCGTAGCTCCTATAGCTGTTAGTCCTAACGAACTTGATATTGCTGTTCCGGATGTTTGTGAAGTCTTGGCGAATTTCTGTAGCCTACTTTCAGACTGAGCTAACGACTTATTGAATTGAGCCGTTTGTGCCTCAATCAAAACAGCCATTTTAGCCAGAACATTAGTTGCCATGTAGCTTGAATTTAGATCCTAGTAGTTGTTTGGCACGTTTCAATGACGGCTTTTTAATATCGCCTTTATCATCCTTATCAAAGGATAGCTTAATCCAGTCTTTAGGCGATTTCTTTTGCTTGTAGTGCGCGTTATTTATTAACGTGTACAAAATCCTTACTCTCGCCCAATCAGACTCCTCACGGTCTTGCAATTGCTTTCTGGAGGTGTTCAGCTTCCTCACATAAAGACACCATTCATACCAGCTTAATGCCCAAAATTCAGCAGGCGATAAATCACACTCAGAAACCGCAAGTATTATGCAGTCTTCAAAAGTCCATTTTCTGAATGCCCCGTCTCCGGGGCTATCGGGTTTTTTTCTTCAGGACTCCGGAATGCGTCTGCGAGTAACAATAAAGTTTTCTCTATGCCAACTTCCTCTAACCACGATGCTGCATCGCGCCTAGTGAATGTTACCTTCTCGCCTTTCTTATTCAAAGCCTCAACAGCACCTACATATAAGAAGTCACGTATAAATGAAAACTTAGGGGCAATCATATGCCCAATCATACCATCTATGCTAACGCCAAGCAGGTCACCGAGCTCACACAGGGAGGCCATATTCCAGATAAATTCGCGCTCCTTACCATCTATTGTAAGTGACGCTTTCCCGTTGAATTTCATATTATGTTGTTTGGTCAATTAACCACTCCCCATCGCCTTCGAAAGTTCCTGAGAACGTGGCGGCAGCATTGATAGGACCTGTTATTGTAAGCGCATTGAGATATGCATAACCGATGATATAGTCACCACCTGATAACTCATCCCCATTAGAGTCAGTAACCGCCATTTTTATACCTACACGTGTTTTCTCCTTGTGTACACCGGCCAGTTGGCGAGGTCCTAGTGCGCTGGCGAAATCCCAAAGCCCCGAAAAGGTAATTGTCCATGTGTTCGATCCGGACAGAACTTGACGCGCGCCATTATTGTCTTTGCATGTTGCGTCTATTGTCTCATTTGTAGATGAGAATTCGCAATTGTCAGTACATCCAATTACCTGACCATCCAGGAAAATAAGGAGTTGATTACCATTAATTATCATTGTGTCTTTGGTTTAAAAAATTCAGTTTTTATTTTTTTTCTTGGTGGATATTTACCACTATATCTTTCTACATGACCTGAGCTTATCAAGCTATTCGCATAACTTTCTGTAAGTATCAAAATCCTTCCGATTGGATACTTACCAAATCGATTTGTAAAACTTTTACGTACCAATACTCTCATTCACCACAGCTTCAAAAACAGTTGCTTTTAAATACAGCATCTCAGTGCCTCCATTATTACTTATGTCGTCCGATGAATCGACATACCTTATATACTGAAACTGGACTCCATTGAAAGTGCCCGATTGCCCATCCAATGAATTCACCACAGCGTTATTCAGCAATTCAGCCTGGTCGTAATTCTTATGAAAAGAATGCACAACATATCTATACGTGAACGTTACCGGGCGCGATCCCTTACAAACAAATGGTATCTTACTCAATACCCTAACCGTTGAGTAGGGGTATATTTCAGGTTGAGGCGAAACAACAGGATATGCTTTATACTTCGTCCCTGCAGCATTTTGACCTGCTATACCCTGGAACTCGGTACTGTTATTAAGTATATATGTTATTCCCTTAACCATTTTTCTTTATAGTTCTACGCATAAATGCGTTCAGTTTAACTGCAAGCTGCCCAACTATAGCTGCCTGAACCTGTCCTTTAGTAGACTCAAATGCAGGCCCCGCAAATGGTTTAGCTGGCATGACTCCTCTGTATGTATACTTTCCATACTTCCCATCACCTTTCAATCTTCTTGGTTTTGTTCCGTACTCAACAAGGTGAGCATGATGCCCTTTAAATTTACCTCGTCTTGGACCTACTACTATAGCGCCAAGACCACGTGAACTTAATGAAGATGCACTGGCCTTCTGAACTCCGATCGAATCAACCAAATTACCGGTTGGCCCTTCCGGGGCGGTTAGCTTCTCACGAATAACAAGAACTTTTGCCGCTGCCGTGTGTGCTTGCTGCAATATCCGGTCATTCAATTGAAGGGGTAGACCTCGCAACACCTTGTCAATATCATCCACCCCAGTTAATGTAAGTCTTACATTCATGATTCAAACCCGCTTGAAAATCCTGCTGTAAATGCAGCCTCTTCTGACACTTCAAAAAACTGATTCTCCAAAATATTAGCGACTATATCCAGGTACGTGTTACGTGTAGCTCCGTTATCTGTAATCGAAATTATCTCGTATACATTGCCAGAATATACTAACCTCATTTTTACATCGATCCCAGTTCTGTACCTTATGGTAAAGGTGGTTCGCTGTATATATGTCAACCGATCTGCAATTATTACTTCAGATCCTTTGTTTTCTATTTTTCGGGCCCATACAGTAGGGGTTCCGATAAGCTCCCATCCCTCTATATAATCTTCATTCGAAGCACCATCACTTATTTGCTTTTGGATAAAACTTACCCTTCTGTCAAGCTCTCCGGTTCTGACTTTCGTTTGTAGCATACCTTTTTGCCTTTGTCTTTAAACTTATCCCACGGCCAGATATTTACATCACTCTTAAAATCCATAGCCAGCATGCCATCATATTGAACGATAGTGGGTGGTGCGCCTGCGCGCATCATACGATCAAGCATTGTATCATCAAGGCATCTGTTTTGCTTTGGCTCATACAGATTGCCCCCCATTTTCTTTACTGTTCCACGTGAAATGCACTTAGCTATACCGAGAACCGAAAAGTTATATATATACTCTACAGCCTCGTGAGTGTAGAAGTTTACATAGGTAACCTTGTTAACTCCAAAATAAGGATTCAGATTATCGAAGAAGGGCTGATAATAAAAGTCAATTAGTTCTGCCTTCACGACATCATCACTATTCATCATCATCAGGTAATCCCACTCTAAAGACAACGCTGTTTTTATAGCAGTGTTTATCTTCTCTCCGAGTGGGTTATTCTCTGTCCAAACCCATTTAAAACCGTATGACTCGCATACAGATTTATACGACTCCTCGCTTATAGCACAAACAACAGAATAGTCATGCTTACTATCTACCATTAACTGCAGTATACCATCAAAACAAAGCTCCGTTACTTCGGGGCGTTTCCATAGAGGTATCACTATGCAGATTTTCAAAACTTGTAGATTCTGTAATCGTGTATTAATCCAGCTATATGCCCAGGTATTTTATGAACACCTGATCCTATAGAAATAGAGCCACGATGTTCGTATAAATCAGCACACCATATCTTCATAGCATGCTTTATTTCCTCCGGTAATGTCTCAACCTCCCAGCCTGCTATATATTCAATCTTTACTGAATCGGGCCTGCCGTATTGTAGCTCCGGATACGTAACATCATAACCTCTTTTTATACACCCAGGATCATCAGTGTTTACTACCCAATATTCCGATGTTGGCAATGTTTGTTCATTTCCTTCAATATCGAAATACTTAACGTGCGTCACACTTTGCAGTGATGGATACGGTAACTTGAATTCATCATGCCAGCAATCCGCATATGCCTCCCAAGTCTGGGTAAGTATGGAGCGTTTTAAATAGCGCTCCATACCTTTTCTTGTTGTTTTTATAAGCGAGTTCAAATACGTGTCCTCTCCATCAACTTTCAGGTGAACCTGAAGCTCAAGTAAGGTAATAGGCTCCGTTTCCGGAGCCTCTAAAAGAACCGCTTTATGCATATTATGATGCAGAAATTCTCAAGTGTTTTACCGGATTAGTACCGGCATTCAGAAGATCTCCGTCTACACGGAAGAACACCACGAATGCTGTTTGGTCGAGTTCACCATAGCGCTCGTTTAATCGAACGATTCTCATGTTGCGAACCTGACGGATAATGTACTTTTTCAGCGCTCCGAAAAGAACTGCTTTGTCGTTATCGTTGTCTGACGCTGATCCAGCCCAGAATTGTGGCATATCCTGATTGATGGTATACTTATACCCCAGGATTGTCCCAGGTGCGCCTGTCTGCATCAACGCAGGGTTCCAGATTGGCAGACCTTGTGTGTCTTTGATTTTCTTCGCTTCACGCAGAATGGTATCGTGGAACATCCAGCCTGCACCAGTTTGTTTTCTGTACGCAGGGTCAACTGAGTGTTCGAGGTTCACGAAATCATCGTAAACAATTGCTGTGTCGTTTGAAGATGATACGCCATACACCGAGCGAGGCACAATACCGAATGGCTTATTAGTTCCGTCCGCAATTGTGAACGCTTCGTTTGTACCTCTCCAGATACGCTCTGCAAGCATTTCTATAATCTCTTTCGCAATATCAAATTCGCTGTCTTCAAGAAGTTCGGTAGGAACCTGGATCAATCCAGATGTGTACTTGTACGCCTCGAATTGCTGAGTGCCGAATACCACGGCTTGTGCCGATGTTGCGGCAGATACAGATTCGCCAAGTAAATATGCCTTATTGTTTGTATCGTTCACAGTTGGCCAGTCCATTGTATTCCCGGATGCTGTCCGAACAATGCGTGAGGCTTCCCACATTCCACCGTATTCAAGCAGAGCCTTTTCGAGTTCTGCCATAAACCCCCGTGGAATCGTATATCCACCACCTGTAGTTGTTGTAGTCTGAGTTGCGCGCGTCTCAATACCCATTTCCTTCAGAGCCTTTGTAATCATATCGTTATCATCCTTCTCAGCCGCGGCAGAAGGCATGATACTACGAAGCTGCTCAGGAACAACGCCCATTTTAAGGTAAGAACGCATTGCAAGATCTTCAGCCTTCTTTTTCTCCTCAGGCTTCAAATCGGCAAGACTTTTAGCCAACGGTGTGCCTACTGGTTCGCCAGGACCATCCGCGATTTCACGGGATTCCATTTTCTCAATCTTGTCCGCCTGACGCAGTAACGACTCTGCCTCTGTATCCAGAGAGTCGAATTCTTTCTCCTGATCTGCAGTTAATGTGTCAGCAGATTTTTCCAGGATTTCTTTCATTCTTGCCTGATTCTGTTTTGCCTTGTGGCGCAATTCCTTTGCCTTGATTGCCATTTTTATTTTGCTTTTAATTTTTTGATTTACTTAATTTTAACCTACGCTCGAAATGAGCTTTATTTTTACCTTTCGGTTTTAGTTCTGCGATTTCTTTCCGGAGTCCTTCGATCTCATCGAATAGTTTCTTGTTTTCAATACTGGAAGCTGATTTGAATTTTGCAGCCTCATCTGCTCCGATAGGTACGAGGGACAATTCGTGGCTTTTCCACCAGGTACGAATAAGCATCGGGTATCCGTCTTCATATTCATTTTTGTAAGATATACCATCAACCGTAACACTTGCGCCTTTAGGTATTTCAACTGTATAGTTCTTATCAGTCATATACCCTATAGAAACGCTGTCTATATGTCTTTCGGTGACCTTCTGACGTACCACCGGCTCTGAAGCTGATATGATTGTTTTGCACATCAGATTTTGGCCTTCCACTCTCCATTCGACTGCCGAACCTTTAACTTTCTCAACAGATGACCGCATGTGTGAGTCCAAGAGAGGCGCCTTATCGTTGGTAGGCATCTCGCAATAACGCATTGGCAAAATCTCACGCACAACTTGCCATCTTTCCCAATCGATCACTAACGCGGGCGCCTCAGTTGTAGCAACGGTGTCTATTCCTGAATCGAAATCAACCTCTTTTGTCTCTAAAGCAATAGCGCGCGAACACATCCCACCACCATATTCATTAGGATTTGATTTCTCAATGCCTTCTACAGTATATTGTTTTTTACTCATGCTGCTGCTGTTTGTTGTGCTGGCTTTTCATTTATAGTCTTAACCGGCATCATTGTTCCGTTCATGAAAAACTGATTTATATCTTCAGTTCCCTCCATCGGCCATCCCTCTGCCTCGCGTGGTTCAGTTGGCTTCAAAATTCCACGGTCGATACCCATACCGTATACTTCGTACCTGGTCTTGATATCGCCTTTTATTAAATCATCGAGATTGAACTGACTTTGATATTTGCCGCGTTCAGAATCGAAGAAAAGCTTACGATCTATTTCCTGCTGGAATCTGGTTGTCCACGGCACAATTGTATGTTTCGCGAATGCCCTGTCCTGAGCTTCTATATTCGAATAATTTGCATCCGTAAGGTTGCCGATCATGTGAGGCGGAACCCTATACCAGCCGGCAATTTCTGTCTGATCGAATTTTTTAGATTCAAGAAACTGCGCGTCATTCTGAGGTATAGTGAGTTGTTGATACTTGACGCCCTCCTCAAGAACAATAGTCTTAAATCGATTCTTTGTGCCCTCGTTGGCTTTATTGAAACTGTCCTTAACGTTGTGCACTTCCTTCTCACCCATCGTTCCAGGAGTCATTAAAATGCCGCTGGCTTTCGCTCCGTTGCTATAGAAAGCACCTTCATGCATCAGCTTTGCCATTGCATTCCCGAGGCTTTCGCGCTGAATTTCAATAGGAGACATACCCACAAGACCATCGGTCCCGAGATTTTTTAAATGGATCATATCATCCTGACGGATAATCTCAGTACCATTTTTTGAATTCCACTCGTAGTATACTAGCCCACGTTCGGTTACTTTCGGAGTAACCTCCCATGCCGGAATGATCTTTAACTCCTTTGCCGTTGCGAATCTATCGCGGATAATCTTAGAATATCCGTTACCCCATAGACATGCATACGCCAACATGCCTTGAATCCACTCAAACCGGTTGTAATACGGTGAAGGCTCTGCGTGTAATAGCCAATAATTAGGGTGATTTGTGACGGATTTTGTAGCTTTTCCGACCCTTTCTATAACCTCAAGGTCCATCTGTGCCATGGTCTCAGAAATGACTTTTACACACGCATAAACGGCACCAATCGCCATTGCCTTGTTTTCAGTAACGATAACACCGGCTGAAGTCTTTTTTTCCTCGAAAATTGCTGAAAGTGGGGTGTTAGGATTCTCAAGCGATGATTTACCGCTTAATTCCGGATACCAGAAGGACAATGCATGTCGTAAAAACGATGATTTCCCCACTTTTTATAGATTTTAACCAAAAATAGGGGGGATGTATGTGGATTTTATGTAACAATGTTACCTTTTACGCACTTGTGGTCGTACCAATCGCACGGATAAATGGCGATTCTGTTTTGTATTTTAGGGTCATTTTGGAGTCTTTTAGTGCCTTCATACTCGTTTTGCCAAGGGTTTTCACCTGGTTTTAAACATGAAATAAGGAAGTCTTTCCGCCAAATTGAAGGCTGATGAGACACTAAATACTTACTCGAAGGGTGGAAAAATAACGGTAATTTGCTTCCTGATAGCGTATAGTACTTGTTTACAGGGCTTAACTGCAGCCGAAGCAGGTTATCTTTCCTAATCATATCCATCAGCATAGACAAGTCTGGTATAACCCCTGACGAATAATGATCCTCCTGTAAGTAAAGTATGAAATCTTCCGGTATCTGATTTAATAATACCAACAACCGGTCGCTCCACTCGCCTTTACCGGAAAATATCATTTTAAAAGGCCTGTAATCTGGATTTATCGCGGGCAGCGTATCCGTACCGAAATAACAATCAACAGAAATAGGCCATAGCATGTGATTCTTCCTCCATGATGAAAAAAATCCTGGCCATAGGTTTTTATAGCCATCGAAACTATGTACCAATACTGACAAATTCATCCAACGAAATTAGGTTTAATAATTCTTTACGATTTTCATTGAAATAATTCCAGAATATTGGTGGGGGGTAAAATGGTTCATATTCTTCAATTCCATTTCTAAATACACCACAACCATTATCGATATCAACTGTACAATAACCATCATTTACTCCTAACGTACTTGCAAACTTGTAGACATCACCATTCCATATGCCTCTCGGGGTAGGTCGCGGAACAATTGTGTGTTCTTCTTTAATCGGGTTGCAATCATGTAGAACGATAAATCCGTTGGGTGATAAAACTTTCAGTGCGTTTTCGAAATCTTTTTGAACTTGCTCTGCCGTGTGCATACCATCGATGAACACAAGATCAAAAGTATCCTCAGTTACTTCAAAAAAGTAATCACTTGTTTCTATGAAACTAGCCCGTGATTTTATATCAGGATCAACGCCAGTTTTATTTTTACAGATGATCTTATCAAAGTTTAATTCAGGTACCTGGACTCCTATCTCCAAGTATGAATTGAGATTATACTTTAATGCAAGATGATTTAACAGGTCTGTACGTGTATGCTCCATACGTTTCTTTCAATTTTAGCGTTAGGTAATAATTCATTGACAGCGCGCTTGACACCCGGCCAGCTATCGCTATAATCGTGTCCGGAAAGTATAGATCCTATTTTCACTTTAGGCATCCAATCAAATATATCCGACTTTACAGATTCATAATCGTGCGCGGCATCAATGAAACAGAAGTCCAGTGATCGATCTTCAAAGTAAGCGGCTCCGAAGTGACTGTCGATCTGTATAGGCTCAATATACTTTTCTAATCCGCACAATTTTATGTTTTTATTAAACTCAGCCAGCATATTAACACCTTTCAGTTTATTCTTATGCTCCTGACTACCTTCAAAAGTATCAATTGCATAAATAGTAATATTCTTTCCTGATTCTTTCGCGAGCGAGGCGAGATAAGCAACCGAATGGCCAAAATAACACCCAACCTCAGCCACAACAGCGTTGTCAGGAAGTTTATTATATATACTTTCATAGAACTCATGGAAGTCGCAATATCCAGGTATATTTTTGTAAGTCATAATTTCAATTTATAGTGATATGATCTACTTTTAACGCCTGCAAGCGGGTCGAACACGCTACCGGTATCAATAATTGTTACGTTATGGTCCTTGAATTCGTGTATCAAAACCTCAGCCATCATGCCGCATGAAAGTAGTACTACAGGATAGTGAGTATTTAAAATATATTCCTCAACCATATCTCGCGTTATATCATAGCTTAACCAGGCATTAACAGGATTTACAGCTATATGTTTGCATTGAAATATACCGGATAGATGAGGTGGCCCAACCAAGATTACATTCCTTTCATGCAGCACGTTTATAAAGCCATCCAGTATACCACATATAGACGCGTTATGCAGAACATCAGCATTACAGATATTTAATCTAAGGCCATCCGTTAATCTCTTCCATTTATCAAATAATATAGGATTGCTAATTGTCAATGGCTGAAGGCCGATGCTATATTTAGGATTATCAAACAAACTATCCCGGAGACGCTCGCCAAGATCAGGGAAGTATTCATGTTTATCACAATTAGTGCCTTTCTTTCCGACCATACAATTAAGCTCACCATCTCCATATCGTGCGAACTTAAAATGCGAACCCTTTTTAAGTAAGTCTATAATGGAATTGTACGTAACACTCCAACTCGGAATACCAGATACATCCCAGGTTCCGTTATCCTGTTTTGTTGCTTCCATAAATTTCTATCATTTGGTTGAGCCTGCCATTACGGAATGGTTTATGAATATGCGGGATGTGTATAAACTCTTTCATTGTTGTGTAATCCCACTCTATACTTGTATGTCTATTTGGTAGCCTGTGATTAACTAGACCAAATGCTATTTGATCCCGGTGTGTCCACTGGTATACCTGACCCCACCACTTGACGCAAAATTCAATTACATCGGGCGTTTTTTGTCTCATCAATATGCCTGATGCTATAAGCCCTCCATTTTTTTTAACACCTAACCTTCTGTAAGAATCAGACTGATTACGTAATGTCTGCGCGTCCGCTTTCTTACCGGTAAGGCATGACCTAACATCGGTATATATACAATCATCAAAAGGATGTTTTATAGTGGTGAATGGAGGCACAAACCTACTCCACCAATCATCAAGGTTACAATTTATTATAAACGTACCATCAATATATATACTGAAATCATCCTCTATATATTTGTGAAAGTTTATCTTTATTTCCCTTTGTGTTTTTGCTCTACCAGACGGAATAACATCTACTTTTCTTATTTCCCAGATGTTATTATCTGGGAGCTTAAAGTCCTGATCAGTGAAGCAAATGTATTTCCACCCAGGAGTAACGACAAAAGGCTGTTTCAGATCATCATAAGGGCCTACTATAACAGTGTATATTGTCATAGTAGATGTTTTATAACTCCTCTTTCTTTGAGAAACTTAACAACTGCTTCTGCTGAAGCATCAAAGTCAATGCATTCTACTCTGTAATCATCAAATCCATCATCATCCCATTCATCATACGTACCAGATTTTATAAGTTCCTTTATTTTTAAAAGTAAGTCTGATTTAGGCTTACCAGCACTTCTACCTTTATATTGATCGCGCATACGTTTCTGGCGCGGTATTCTATCCCTTGATACCGCACGGTTATAAGCTATATCAAAATCATTCATAGTAAGTGCGTTTTATTTTTAACCCCTTGTTTCATCCGGTATATATGGAAGACATAAAGAGCGTCCATACGAATTATGCTCATGCCTGCTTCAAGTATTCTGCGAGAGTAGTCGTTATCAACACCGAGGCACTTACCGGATTCATCGAACTTTATTTTGTTCCATGTTTCCTTACTGATCATCATTAGGAAACCGCTGATTGGCTCATCGATTATAGAGGCAATTACTGGCAATGATGATCTGTCTTCAGCGTATTTTATGTGTTCGATTATACTTGTTTCGTTTTCAAGCATACTAACACGTTGAGACGGATTACCAATTCTATTTGTTAAACAGGTCATAATTCCAGCATGCGGACACTCCCTAACATAAGCTGACAGAATTCGTCCACAATCCGGAGTCAAAAACATAGTGTCGTAATCCATCAGGCAAGCCCAATCTCCCTCAGGTATCATTGCCATCGCTTCATTGTACGCCTTACCCAGATTCTTTTCGAGGCTATACGGTTTGATAATATGTACCTTCATTTTAATCGCCTCGATTTTGCTATCCTAAAGCTGTCATAGCTGTTGTATTTATTAGAACTGAAAACAGATGCGTGATACTCCTCAGCCTTGCAATACGCCTCTTCATGTGTTTTGCTGCTGCTTATGAATCCGGTGAACACATCATCGAACGCTTGCGGGCTAAGACTTGACTTGCTTATAATCTCTTTCGAAACTATAGCTATATCCTCCTTGCCATCGGTAGAAGTTAATGTATACATAAGCTTTCCATCTTTATATACTTCGATCATATTATTTGTACCCCTCGGTTTGAGTAAACAGATTTTTTTGGTCTAACCTCCATCCAATTCCGCGCTGCCATTGCAAAACTAACCCACGGATCTATTTTCTTGTAATCTTTGGGCTTAACAAATTTAACTCGCAGCTCATCGTCTTCTTTTACTAAAACATTTTCGAGTGACCACGTTACAACCGGGTTGCCGCTATGCAGCACCTTCCCGCCTTTAATCATCTCTTTCATTTTTTTAATACCAACGCTAAGCCCGTAGCCCTGCCTCTCTACAATCGTCTCTATATCGATTTCCTCCTGCAGCTCGATAGCCATGTCCCTGGTATTCCACTCATCATACCCCATGATCACAATCGGGTTGGTTTGTCTAATTTCAATGATCTTGTTCCGAATCCCGAATGGGCCAACGTTGTTACCGTCTACTATATCAATATATCCATTCTTATTCCACGTTGAGTAAGGGATATTAAATTTTTTCTGCGACTCATCAGCGCTAACTTCGCTTATCCAAAGATACCAAAATGGCACTATAAATTCTCCATCCTCAAACAGAACACAAGCTGAAGATATATCTTCCGTACTCGACCGGTCAACTCCTAACCAGCAAGGCTCTCCGGCATAATCCTCAAACTTTACATTCCCTTGCAGCGAAGTCCACATTTCCGTTTTCATCCACTTCGTTTCGGAAGATGTCCACTGCCCTAACTTCAGTCTACGAAACGAATTCTCATTAGCAGGATCATTCTTTGCGTTGTTCGCCTGGATCGCTATATCATCCCGAAGATTTTCAGAATAATCATACAACGGATTTGCAATTCTCCAAGTCTCAGGAGAGTATATGTCAGCGTCCGGATCAGATTCATATATGCAACTCCAATACGTATCATCTTCGATTATGCCGTCTAAAAGTTTCTTACTGTAGTCGTACTGTTGATAACAAATAGATGTCTTATCGGTGCCCGGTGTTGTTATCATGATCCCAACCGGGTTAGATCTCTGGCCTGTGGATGTGTCGAGAGTGTCGTAAAGGTCCCGATTCTTTGCTACGTGCAACTCATCGTAAATCCAGCCGTGTGTATTAAACCCGTGCTTCGTCTCAGACTTCGATGTAATCTTTTTAATGAACGAATCCTTATACGTTATCGAGCCGGTGAACGTCTTGGAGCTTTTTCTCAACACAGGATCAAGCTCAACCATTTTCTTCGCTGCAGCGAAAAGTAAACCCGCCTGCTCATCATCACCAGCACAATTATAAATCTGCGCGCTGTTCTCACCATCATTGAAACAAAGGGCCAATTCAACCGCGGCCATCATCGTGGTTTTTGCGTTTTTCCGAGGCATCTGGACGTACACCTTACGGATCAAACGCTTACCGTTAGCCTTCTTTAATCCAAAGATCGGGCGAATAATTTCGTCTTTAAATACCTCAGGAAGGATAAGCGGTTGCCCGTATAAATCACCTTCCACATGCCTGCAGTGACGCTCAATAAATGCTACTTTTTCATCAGCAGCCTTCGCGTCATAAAAATATTTCTTCTTTAAACTTTCAAGCCTTTCAAGTGGAGTCATTCAATCTATTTCAGCAAGCTCATTTCAGTACCTTTTGATTTCTCAATCTTTGGAATCTTTTGGATATCCAAAGGTGTGAATCCGAATTTAGCTCCCAACCTTTCAATTGTTTTTGTCGCATTGTCAAGCACCGAAACCCACACCGAAAGAGTTTCGTACGGATTACCACCAACGCTTACTTTTGTTTCCGTAAATCCAACACCTTCACCAATCGACAGAATCTTTTGCTCAGCAACTTCTGCCTGGTAGACAGCAAAACAATACCTTCTAAGGGGCGCGATCATCGCCTTTACTAAATATCCAGATTGTTTTAAGTCCGCACACCTGTCCATCCATATCTTTTGCGCTTCAATAGGCCAGCCATCAGGAGCGGTTGGTATACGTTCGTACATACCATATTCAACAGGGTCTAAACCTTCCTTACTCGGTTCAAATGTGCCCTGCATAATCTTCAAATCCTTCGGTTTTTCCCTCATTTCGATGTTTTTTATACCTAAAAACTTAGTTTGAAATATTGCGTGCTGAAAATTTCGAG